TCCAGTTGGCAAATACTCTGTGTAATAAGCACTCGTTTCTGCAAATTCATTAATAGCTACAATCCACCATTTACCTTTAGCTTGAAATACTCTACAACCAAAAGACTTGGCAATATTTGAAATAATTTCTAAGCAGTTAGTGTAATTATAAGCATCAATTAAGAATGTTCTATAATTCATATATGTTTGCTCAAATGGATTTCTCCAAGAAGCCGTGCCTCTATTAATCATCCCAGTTGAAAAATATGAACAAAGAGTAACTATATTTCTATTGTCTTTAAATGCTATTTTATTAAAACAAGTTCTAAGTATTGTAATTAAACTTGCAGTATCATTTACTCCGTAGTTACCTGCTAATGGTTCATAAGTAATATCTTTTAACATGCCTAATCCATCAACTGCATTAAAAAACACAAACTTTCTACCAGTAGAATAAGATATTTGAACATTGTCATTTAAAATAAATCCAACCCACTCAATAGAATAATCAACAAACATTTCTACATAATAGTATCTGTCATCAATATTTGTAAAGTCTATTATATTATTTATATTATCTGTATAGTCTATTGTAATTCCTAATTGAGAAGCCATTATTGGCTCGTAAATATCATCGGAATTTGGGATGTATTCAAGATTAAGTCCTGCTCCTTGTAGACTTATAATGCTTCCTACATAGCCGTCTTGCCATATTTTAAGTTCAACATTTTTGTCTGCTCTTGTAGCAAATAAAACAGAATATTTTTGTCCGTATGCCATTATCTTCTAAATCTTAAATTGTTGTTTGCTCTTGTGGTTGCTAATACTAAATCAGAGCCTTTTAATATAAATTCTCCTAATAAACCACCTCCTTGTCCAAATGATGCTGAATTAAGCATATCTGTTGGCAATCCTACTCCTACACCCAAAGCACTTAAAATTGTTTTAAATATTAATGCCTTTGCAATCATTTCTACTAATTGTACTACTATTTGCTTGAATGTTTGTTCTAATGCTGCTCCTATATCTTCTCCGTTTACTAATGCTTCAAATACGTTATTAAATCCAAATGAAATTGCGTCTGTTAATTCAGCAGTTAATTGCATTGAGGCATTTAATAAATCAAATTGTGCCGTTGCTTCTTGATATGCCTTTTCATCAATTATAGATTGTGATGGTGCTCCTTGAAAACCTACCCCAGCTTCTCCCAATGCAGCAATAGGTGTTGGAGTAAATGTTGGAACACCTTGTTGAAAGCCAGTCGGTGCATTTGCAGTAACTCCGCCTATCTTTTGGATATTAGCTGCTGCTTTGCCAGTTTCTGCTGCTAATTGTTTAGCACCATTAGTAATATTATAGAAAGGATTTGTTGCAGTGTTTGTAATTACGTTTTGAACTGATTTGTTTAAACCATCTATTGAGTTACTTAAATTTACTGCTTCTTGTGCAGCATCTATGTACTCTTGTTTTGTTCTATTAATTGAACCAGCTTGAACTATTGACGCATCCGAATAACCATTAGACATATTTTTAGAACGCTCTAATGTTTTGTTATATTCTTCCGCAGCTGCTAAAGCCTTTTTATTTGCATTTTCTAATTTGATTGTCTTGTCGGCAATCTCATCTATATATCTTGAAGTAACCGCTTGTGCAATTAAAGCCTTAGTATATAAATCTACTGCTGCTCTTGCTTGGTCAGTAGTTTTAATTGTAGACGCATAAGCACTATTAACCTTTGCTAATTCAGATATTACAAATTTTAAAGCGTTCGCTCTTTTATCATCTGCAATAGCTGTATTTTCTGCTATACCTATATAAGCTAATAACTTTAATCCATTCTCACTTGCACTTGCTCTCGCCTTATCTAAACTTTCAGCAAATTTATCTTCCGCTTCTTTTGCTGCATCTACTCCCTTAACAAAATTTGCAATTTTAGGCCCAAATGCAACAATCAATGAAGATACCGCACCTAAAGCTAACCCAATACCAGCTGGACCCATTAAACCACCTGCCATTGCTTTTAAAGCACTTGTAGTTCCCCCAGTTTCTTTTTGTAGTCTTTGGAATGACTCAAGTAATGGGTTTAAGTTGTTGGCAATACCTATAAATCCATATGGAGCATCTTGAGCAACTCTTGACAAGTTTGTTAAAGCATTTGTAGCAGCCCCACTTGATTGTGGGATTTGCCTCATTGCGTTACCCAAATTAGTGGTCGCAGTTATTGTCTGGTTTATATTCGCTACCGCTTCTTTATTATCGGCGGTAATGGTAATTTTGAGCGTTTCTTGTGCCATCTTATTTATTTAACTCCATACATTTTTAAAGTCCTTGCTAATTGGTCTTGCGTTAATTTAGGACTATCATCAACTTCCTCTACATCACTTGGCAATGGGAAAAATGCTTTTAAACTTTTAGGACTTTTGTCAGTAGTATTTGACTTATAAATCAAATAAGCTATTGTTCTTGTCCTTTCCCATTCCTTTATCTGCTTATTGTCATAAGCCATTTTATATAACAAAAATTCTCGCCATGTCAATTGCCAAAACTCATCAATCGTTAAGCCAACCTCCAAAGCGAGAATTAATATTGAATCCCAACTATAAAAACCTAATTTTTTTTTTCAGCCGTTGACTTACTTTCTTTTAACTCTGGCACCATTGAATTCTGCATATATTTCATAAATTCAACTAATTGACCATCCTTAGCAGTTAAGCCGCCAACTTCGTCAATCCAATCGCATACATCAAATTCCTCAAAATCAATAGGCTTCTTTAGGCTCTTATATCCACTCTCGGCAGAGGCTTGTACTATATGAACAATTGTGTCCATTTCATACACCCCAGACGATAAAACATTAATCAACTCCATTAGATTTTTTTTCTCTAATTCGCAAAATCGTTTCATCGCCCAAGTTCCCCACCTTAAAGGTATTGTTGTTTCTTTAAGTTTTAACTCGTACATAGTTCTTGTTGTTGTTTTTTATTATGCTTCTGTTTGTGTTAATGGCGGAGTAGTTACTACGAAAGTTGCAGTAAACTTCACGTCATCAGCATCATCAGCAGTTACACTAAAATCACTAATGAAAACACTACCAGAGTAAGTAATATCTCCAGCAGCTGGACTTGCTTTACCCATCTTCATAGAGAATTGAGTTTTAGCTGCGTGTGCTGCATACAATTGTTGATAGCTATCCTTGCTTGGAGTTCCAGTTTCATCAATTGCAAAACCTTCACACTCAAAAGATTGTGAAAATACTGGGCTTGGAGTGTAACTGTTACCACACTTAGAAGTTGCATCAATTGTGTCGTTAGTTGATGTAAAAGAGTTAGTTGTAAGACAAGCAACTGGTTTAAATGTTGCATCTCCGTCTATGTCTGCAAGTAGTATATAATCTCTACCGCTTACTTTTGTTTCTGGCATTTTATTTAATTTTGAGTTATTATTATGTTATATGATATAATCGTTCTAAATACGTTATCAGTTGGGTTTAATCCGTCTAAGTTTCTAATACTTGCTACAACTAAAGTTGAACTATAAAAGCCATTTGCTAAAGTTATATTCGTATCCGAGTTAATAGCCGTAAGAACCAAATTGCTAATTTCTTCAGCACGTTTATAGCCAAAGTTAGCATTTTTTGTAACAATGTCCACATCAATTGTAATTCCATTTGTATAACCAGATTTACCTTGTTCTTGACTTGATGTTCTTCCACTCATAACTATATATTCATCCCCTGCTCCGCTTGGTGCAATACCATCATAAACAGTAAGCCCACTTGCACTTGTCAAGTTGGTATAAAACCATTTTTTTATTTCTATATTAGGGTTAAGCATTTAATAAGTCTTTTAATCTTTTAATTAATTTGGGCTTCTCTTGTTCATAAGCTGGTATTAAAAATGGTTGAGGTCTAAGCCCTTTTTGCAAGATGCTTCTTGCTATTACATAAGCTAAACCTTTGTCATTTTTTCCATTTCCTATCCCTTTTCTTCTAACCCACAAAGTTAAAGCATCAACCATATCTTTAAACTTACCGCCTTTGCCTCCTTTGAATGTTCTTGCATAATCTTGAAAGTCAGCTGGTACACTAACCTTACCTCCAGTCCCAAATTCTACATATGGGCTATAACTTGCAGTTGACTCCACTCCAAATGTCAAATCGCTTACTTTTTCTAATCTAATACCGCTTCTCAATTGCCCAAAATTTACTGGTGCCAATCTTTTTGCATCCGCTTGTATTTTTAAGGCAGACGCATTTATTTCATTAGATACATCTTTTTTTAATGACACATCTAAATTTTTAAGGGCATCTTGAATACCTTTTAGATTTTGTAAGTTTACTGAAAACCCCATTATCTATAAATTACAAGTTCGTAAAATCTATGTTGGTTCTCTACATCCTTAATAGAATGAATGGTAAATCTTGAACCTTCCACCTCTACTTCATAGTTATCGTTAATAGTTACCCCATATCGAATAAAAAGCCTCATTCTTTGGTCAAATTGCAATTCCGACTCATCTACCTCTCTAACCTTGTCATCTGGTCTTAAATCGCCCCAAACAGTGCTTTGTAGGGCAAATGTCGTAGTATATCCACCTTGACCATCGCTTACACGAGTTGGTGCATATAACAAGACCTCCCTTGTCATTGTGTTTGCGTCTATATAAACCGATTTAGCTTTACCTAATTTCATACTATAATATTGGGGAAACTCTTGTCCATCTTTGACAAGCCTTCCATGATTTATTACAAATTCCAGTATCAGCATCTAAGCCTCTATTCTCATAATCGTAACTTACTTGGTCTAAAATAGCCACCTTTAAATCCGTTGGTACTGTTGTATAACCACTTGTGTAAGTTGCCTTTAAGTTTGCATACTTAGGATAAACCAATTTAGGGAACTTGTCTCCTATTAGTTGATAGTCTGTTCCAGTTATCTCTAAAGCGTCTTGCTCCATATCATATAACTTAAATGAAGCCGTTACTGGACCAAATGGCATCTCAAAATTACCTCCA